GCATGAATACCTAGTGCCACGAAGGACTAGGGTAAACTCGCTGAAAAGGAGACTATATGCAAACAGCAGTAAGAAGTAGTATCTTCAATAGGAACATGTTTCTAGGATTTGAAGATGCATTTAAGATGCTTGACCACTATTCAAGCAAATCAGAATACCCCCCCTATAACATAGAGAGGGTGTCAGAAGACAAATATACATTAGAATTAGCAGTAGCTGGCTTTAAAAAAGAGGATATTGATATATCCATTGAGAAAAACACCCTCAAGATTGAAGGGGAGTCGGCAAAGAAAGATGCAGACTACATCCATAAAGGACTTGCATCACGCAGGTTTACTCGTGCTTTTCACTTGAACAAGTACATGGAAGTTGATAAAGCTGGTATGGAAGATGGTATTCTTAAAGTTCACTTGGTGCGTAACGTACCAGATGAAGAGAAGCCAAAGCATATCAAAATAAGCTAAAAAAAAAATTAAATGCCACAAGTATCAAGTGTAGGAGATAAAGTAGCTAAACTCGAAATTCTCGTAAATAAGCTAAAAGAAGTAGAAGGTAGAGATAAGGCAAGAGATTCTCTTCTAGGATATGCGAAGTATCAGATGGAAGAATATCTTTCACCCCCCCATATCAAGCTATTAGCTAGCAAGCTAGAAGCTGTAGAGAGAGGGGATATTAAGAGACTTGCTATATTCATGCCACCAAGACATGGTAAATCGATTCTAACATCAGAATTCTTTCCAGCTTGGTACTTAGGCAGAAACCCAAAAAAATATATTATATGTTCAACATATGGACAAGAACTGGCAGATGACTTTGGTCGCAAAGTAAGAAACCAACTACAAGATCCACGTTATCAAGAAGTATTTGAAGACACAGGACTTGCAACAGATTCCTCAAGTATGAGGCGATTTAATACAACTAAAGGTGGAGTATATTATGCAGTCGGTGCCGGTAGTGCTATTACTGGTCGTGGTGCTCACCTCTTGCTCATCGATGACCCAATTAAGGGAAGAGAAGATGCAGACAGTGAAGCAATGCGAGGCAACCTTCTCGACTGGTACAGATCAACAGCATATACTCGTCTCATGCCCGGTGGCAGTGTTGTTCTAATACAGACACGATGGCACGAAGATGACCTTGCAGGTTGGGTACTAAAAGAAACACAACACGAAGGCTGGGAAGTAATAGAGTTTCCAGCAATACTAGATAAGAGAGCCGCTAAACTTTTAAATAAAAAAGTAGGTGAGCCTCTATGGGCAGAAGCATATCCTCTCTCTCGATTAGAAGAGATAAAGAAAACACTAGGTTCTAGAGAATGGGCTTCACTCTACGCACAAAAACCTTCGGTTGAAGAGGGTAACATCATCAAGAGATGGTGGTGGAAGAAGTGGACAAAAAAAGATCCACCTCAATGTGACTATATTCTGCAATCGTGGGATACAGCATACACAACAAATAAGAATTCAGACTATTCTGCATGTACAACATGGGGAGTATTTGAAGATGACAATGGTGAATCAAACATTATTATGTTAGGTTCTAAAAGAGATCGATGGGAATTTCCAGAATTAAAGAAAGTTGCTGTAGAATTATACAATGACTTTAGTCCAGACTTAATAATGATTGAGGCAAAGGCAAGTGGATTATCTTTAGTACAAGAGTTATCACGCATGGGGATACCTATACATGCCTTTAATCCTAAAAGACAAGATAAGAAGTCTAGAGTTCACGCTATTACTCCTTTATTAGAGTCTGGCAAGATATGGGCTCCAGATAGAGATTGGTCAGAGGATGTTATATCACAGTGTTCATCGTTCCCCAATGCAAAGAATGATGATTTAGTAGATTCTACATCACAGGCTTTACTACGATTAAGACAGGGATGGTTTGTTAATCATCATCAAGATATAGTCTCAGAAGAAAAAACAGGAAGCAGAGGAAGTTATTGGTCATGGAAACGGTAAAAAATAGTATTAAGAAACATGAAGGCTTTAGAAATAAAGTATACAAAGATACTCTAGGTAAGAGAACTATTGGTTATGGACACCTATGTGTAGAAGACTGGTGGGAAGACGATAAAGAGTATCCAGAGGCACAACTAGATCGTATTTTTGATAAAGATTTTGATAAAGCAAAAGATGGAGCATCAAAACTTTATGAAGGTTGTGAAATAAATGATACAGCTAAAGGTATTATTATAGAAATGGTATTTCAATTAGGAACAACAGGCGTATCAAAATTTAAGAATATGTGGAAAGCATTAAAAGAAACACCACCCAATTATTCGGTGGCAAAAATTGAGATGCTGGACTCACGTTGGGCAAAACAAACACCCAATCGTGCAAAGGAATTAAGCAACACTATGGGAGGAATAGTATAATGAAATCATCTGGAAAAAAACAGTATGGCACTAAAATGGAAAAAGATAGAGCCAAAGAGTCTTACGTTGAAACAAGATTAAAAAGAATAAAAAAATCAGATAAAAAATATAAAAAAACAAATCCTAAATTGTCAAAATTAAAAAGTGCTTTAGATTATGTAGGTGGAACTAGCACTGATAAAGGAAAAAAGAAAAAACTTTCTGGACAATTTGAAAGTATTTATGCAGGTAAACCAACAAAAATTGCTGGAAAAGAATATACTGGCAGAGATAGAATTGATACAGTAACTGCAACTAGAAAAGCTAAAGGTGGAATGATTATTGCACCTAAAAGTGGTTCTGCACATTACAAATCAAAACAGAGTGCAAAATCTATTGCAAAAAAATATTTTAAGGGAGGAATGAATTAATGTTAAAAAAACCAACTAATAAAGGACTAAAAAAGTTACCTACTGAAGTTCGTAACAAAATGGGTTTTATGAAAAAAGGTGGTATGGTAAAAGGATATAAAAAAGGAGGCTCTGTGTCTCGTGGACAATATCCAATACAGACTACAAAAGTTAAATTCAAAGGTGTATTTTAAAAGGACATTTTAAATGGTAAGACAAATAAATGAACCAGTTGATCAAGTTTCTGTAGAAGAAGTTGAAATAGTTATAGGAGATGATCCTATAGAAGAAGTTCAACAATCAGAAAACTTAGCTGAAGACATTGATGATGAGGATTTAGGTGAGATAGCATCTGACCTTGTATCTGCTTATGAATCAGACTTACAGAGTCGTGGTGATTGGGAAGATACAATTAAGAAAGGAATGGATCTTCTAGGTTTAAAACTAGAAGAAATAGAAAATCCTTTTCCCGGTGCATGTTCTGCACATCATCCATTAATGATTGAAGCGGCTGTTCAATTTCATGCTCAAGCCTTAAAAGAATTATTTCCATCTAACGGCCCTGTTAAAACACAAATAGTAGGTGAGAAAACAAAAGATATAGAGTCTCAAGCTGAACGTGTTAAAGACTTTATGAATTATCAAATAACAGAGCAGATGGAAGAATACTTTGATGATTTAGATCAGATGTTATTCTATCTACCTATTGTTGGTAGTTGCTTTAAAAAAGTTTATTATGATTCAGAATTAGAAAGACCTGTAGCAAAGTTTATTCCTGTTACAGATTTTGTTGTATCAACAAATACAACTGATTTAAGAACAAGTGGAAGATACACTCATGTCATTCGTATGGAAGGCAATGAGTTAAAGAAAAGACAAGCAAGTGGTTTCTATAGAGACATAGAATTAATGGAAGAAGATAGATCATCTGAATCTACTTCTATGACTGGTATTAATGAAAAAATACAATCTATAGAAGGTGTAAAGCCTAGTAACACTTATGCAAAAGATGCACGTTTTACTTTATTAGAAATGCATGTTGATTTAGAATTGCCAGACAGTGATAAAGAATTTGCATGTCCATACATTGTAACTATTTGTAAAGAAACAAATGACGTTTTATCTATACGACAAAACTTTAGAGATGGAGATTCTAAGTTTAAAAGATTACAATACTTTGTTCATTACAAATTTTTACCGGGTTTTAACTTTTATGGTTTAGGTTATGTACACCTATTAGGAAACTTACAAAAAACATCTACAACAATTTTACGTTCACTCGTTGATGCAGGTCAATTTGCAAACTTGCCGGGTGGATTTAAGGCTCGTGGAATGCGAGTTGATGGAGATCAACCTGTAGGCTTTGGTGAGTTTAGAGATGTAGAAGGTTATGGCGATGACATTAGAAAATCTATTGTACCATTACCATTTAAAGAACCATCACAAGTTTTAACTGCTTTACTTGGATCAATAACACAAGAAGGTAGAAGACTTGCCGCAATAACAGATTTACAAGTAGGTGACATGAATTCAAATGCACCTGTAGGTACAACTATAGCTTTATTAGAACAAGGCATCAAAGTAATGTCTTCTATTCATAAAAGATTACATAAAGCACAAAGAGAAGAATTTAAGATACTAGCTAGAACGAATCACGATTTCCTCCCAAGTGATTACCCCTATGCTGTTGAAGGTGTTAGTCGTCAAATCTTTAAACAAGATTTTGATGGAACAATCGATGTACTCCCAGTATCCGATCCTAACATCTTCTCAACAGCACAAAGAGTGCTAATGGCACAAACACAAATACAGGCTGCTACACAAGCACCTCAAATACATGATTTACGAGAAGCGTATAGAAGATTATACAAAGCACTTGATGTAGAAAATGTAGATGAAATGTTAATTCCAGAAATGGGAAGTAAGCCTATGGATCCGGCAACAGAAAACTATACTATGATGTATCAGAAACCTGTTAAAGCATATGGATGGCAAGATCATGATGCACATATTTCTGTGCATGAATCATTTATGAGTGATCCTTCTGTTATTCCACAAGATCCTAGAATGCAACAAGCACTAGCAGGTTCATTACAGGCACACATACAAGAACACCAAGCACATAAATACAGAATGTCTATTATGGCTAATGCTAATATTGAATTACCAAATGCACCAGAATACGATAGATTTAATCC